CACAGAAAAACCTGAACCGAAGAATCGTAAGGGTGTAGTTTTGGTGGGTATTTTGTTGACATTCGTGTATGAGATAATAAAGGCTGTAAGGAAGGCGATTTTATATGGCACAAGATTTTACACAAGGCTTTTATGGGAGAGCTTCTTGGCGAAAACTCGCATCGTATTACAAAAAGAAAGTTAAGTATTGTGAGAGATGTATGAGAAACGGAGAAGTAGTCGCAGGAGAGATTGTGCATCATAAGATTCATCTTACCCCACAGAATTTTGACGACCCTAATATTACATTGAACGAGAATAACCTAGAATTGTTGTGTCGTAATTGTCACGCATTGGAACATAGTAAGAACGGAACGGGCAGATACTTTTTTGATGATGAAGGGAATTTAATTATAAGGGAAAAATGATATGGCTAAAAAGATAACAAAAGAAATGACACAGAAAGAGAAAAAAGAGAAGTATTTAAAAGAACTTCAAGACATTTTCAAGGGAATTGATGGCAACAAAAAGAAAGTTTTGTTTGGTCACCTTGATAATCTTGCTTATATGAAAGTTAAGCTTGAGCTATTACAGGAAATGATAGACGAGGATGGTCTTGTTGAAGTGTATCAAAACGGAGAAAATCAGTATGGGTATAAACCTAGTACGGCTTTGAGAGCTTACAACGATACAATCAAAAGTTACAATGCATTATACAAGGAGATTTCTCCATACATACCACAAGAGCAGAGAGAGAGCAAATTATCTAAACTTTAAGTGGTGGGTATAATGTGGATATTCAGTAGAGGTATAATAATAGCGTGAAAAAAGTAGAGAACAACTATATCTATGAATATTATCAAGCGATTCAAGATGGGAGCGAGATAGTAGGCAAGGATATAAAGGCTGTTTACGAAATGATTATTAAAGGACTTGAAAACAAGTCTTTTTTTTATGACAAAAAGAAGGCTGACAGAGCCATTAAATACATTGAAAATTTTGTACATCATCACGAGGGAAAACTAGCACCACAATTATTAAAGCTTGAGCTGTGGCAAAAGGCAGGTATTTCTACAATCTTTGGAATTGTAGATGATAAAGGCAACAGGCAGTTTCGTGAGGTAGTGTGGATAGTCGGCAGAAAAAACGGGAAGACATTAATCGCAAGTGGGATAGCTAATTATGCATTATACGCCGATGGTGAATATGGAGCTAGAGTGTACTTTGCAGCACCTCGTCTTCAACAGGCTGACTTATGTTTTAGTGCTATGTGGCAGAGTATTCTACACGAACCCGAACTTGTAGAGATTACTAAAAAGAGAAAAAGCGACATTTATGTTGCTGAATCTAATAGTAGTGCTTCTGCTTTGGCATTCTCATCTAAACGCAGTGATGGCTTTAATATTTCGTGCTGTATCGCTGATGAAATAAGCTCTTGGCAGGGAGATGCAGGACTAAAGATGTACGAAGTTATTAAGTCGTCTTTCGGTTCAAGAGAACAGCCTTTGTTAGTTTCTATAACAACGGCAGGATATGTCAACGATGGCATTTATGACGAGCTGATAAAAAGGTGTACGGCAGTATTAAACGGGAACTCTAAAGAATCAAGGCTCTTACCATTGCTTTACAGGATTGACGATGTAGAGAAATGGAACGATATTAACGAGCTAAAGAAGAGTATGCCTAATCTTGGTATATCGGTTTCCGTAGACTATATGCTTGAAGAGATAGCTATAGCTGAAGGAAGTTACTCCAAGAAGGTTGAGTTTCTTACTAAATACTGCAACATCAAGCAGAACTCGTCTATGGCTTGGTTGCCTAGCAAATTTATTATACGAGCTAGTACAGAAGACATACGGCTTGAGGATTTCCGTAAGACATACTGCGTTTTAGGAATTGACTTGTCACAGACTACGGACTTAACGGCTGTTACGGCAATCATCGAGAGAGACGAGAAGCTGAATATATTTACTAGGTTTTGGTTGCCTTCTTCAAGAATAGAAGAAGCATCACAACGAGACCAAATACAATACACCAAGTACATTGAACAAGGAATACTGATTCCTAGTGGAGAGAGTATTATAGATTATAACGATGTATTTAAGTGGTGCGTTGATTTGGTGGAGAAATATATGATTTACCCACTAAAGGTCGGTTATGACCGATATAGTGCAACATATTTTGTACAACAGATGAAAGCATATGGATTCCATATGGATGATGTATTTCAAGGGGATAACCTTTGGAATACGATGAGAACTTTTGAAAGCAACTTACGAGATGACATTGTTAATCTTGAAAGTGATAATCAGTTACTAAAAATGCACCTATTAGATAGTGCTGTTAAATTTAGTGCCGAAAGAGGAAGAGGAAGATTGGTAAAGATTTATCCTAACGCACACATCGATGGAACTGCTTCTTTACTCGATGCTATGGTTATGAGAGACAAATATGCTTTAGAGGTTGGAGAGCAGTTGAAAAACAAAGGGAGATAAACAGATGTCTTTATTTGACAGAATATTTAAGCCAAACAGAAAAACACAGGAAAAGGTACAGAACGAGGGTACTAGATTTATCACAACAGAGTACGGCAGAGGCAATGCAATCAAATGGAACGAAGAGCTTTTCGATAATGATTTAGTAAGAGCTGCTATCGATGCTAAAGCTAGACATATATCTAAATTAAAAGTATCTGTACAGGGAAGTGCCAAACAGGAGCTTATGAAAAAGCTTGTGGTAGCACCTAACGATTTACAGACTTGGTCACAATTCCTCTATAGAACGAGTGCGATTCTTGATGTGGCAAATACTTGCTTTATTGTACCGATATATGATGCAGAGCTTAAGATGAACGGCATATGGACTTTGCTTCCACAGAAAACCGAAATTGTCGAACACAAGGGTCAGCTATGGGTAATATACGAGCTGAAAGATAGGCAGAAGGGTGCCGTTGAAGTAAACAGATGTGGAATACTTACAAAGTTTCAGTTTGGTAAAGATTTTTACGGAGATTCAAATGAAGCTCTTGATGATACTATGAAGCTTATTAAGCTGAAAAACAAAGCCGTCGAAGATGCAGTTAGGCAGAGTGCTAATTATAAGTTTATGGCTACTGCAAAAAACTTCTCTTTCTCGGATGATTTAACAAACGAGAGACGGAGATGGACAAGAGAGAATCTTTCCGATGAAGCTAAAGATAAGAGTGGTATTCTTTTGTTTCCATTGAATTATGACAATGTAAAGCAGATAAATTACACACCATATACCATCGAGTCGGAACAGCTTAAACAAATTAAAGAGAGTGTGTTTAATTACTTTGGTGTGAACGAAGACATAATACAGAACAAAGCTAATAGCGAACAACTAGATGCTTTCTTTAATGGAGCAATCGAGCCGTTTAGTATTCAGTTTTCCGAAGTGATGACGAAGATGCTCTTTACTAGGAGAGAGATAAAAGAAGGCAACGGATTGTTTGCAACTGCAAATAGGTTGCAGTATATGTCGGTTACACAGAAGGTACAGATGGCAAAGGAGCTTGGAGATAGAGGTGCAATCTTTATCGATGAGATAAGAGAATTGTTTAATTATCCACCACTTCCGAATGGCGATGGACAACACGCACCATTAAGGGGCGAATATAAGTTTGTTGATGATGAAGCAAATAACAATACACAGGAGCAAGAATAATGAAAGAAGAAAGAGTTTTAAGATTCTATGATGACATAGAATTAAGAGCCGAAAATAATGAGCAGTATGGAAATTATATTGAGGGTTTACCTATTGTGTTTAATTCTTCAACTGATTTGGGATGGTACGAAGAGACCATAGACCCACACGCATTAGATAATGCAGACCTTAAAGATATAAGGCTGTTGGTTAATCACAATACGGATATGATTCCTTTGGCAAGAAGCAGAAACAACAACGCTAATTCAACAATGCAATTTGTTGTTACAGAAGAAGGAATGAGAATGAGAGCTAATCTTGATACAGAAAACAATGTAGATGCTAAAGCACTTTATAGTGCAGTATCAAGAGGGGATATGACGGGTATGTCCTTTATGTTCTCCGTTAAAGAGGACAAGTGGGATGACCTTGAAACAGACAATCCAAAGAGAACAATTTTAGAGATAGGCAAGGTATTTGAGGTGAGTGCCGTAAACTTCCCTGCATATCAATCAACAGAGCTTTACACTTCGCAGAGAAGCAAAGACAAAGAAGCATTGGATAATGCTCGACTTGTACTGGAGAGTGCAAGAGCTGAACAGAGAAGTGTTGAGATAAACAATATAAGAGAAATACTAAAGGAGATATTGAATTGATGGATATCAACGAAATGACCCTTGAACAAGTAGAAGAAAGAGCATCAGAAATTGATGCTTTTTTTAATGCCGAAGATACGAGTGAGCTTAATCTAGAGGAACTTCGTAGTGAAGCCGAAGCATTAAAGAACAGAAAAGACGAACTACTTGAAGAAAGACAGAAGATTATCGAAGAGATAGTCGAGAAAAAAACAGAAGAATCAAAAGTTGTAGAAAAAGGAGAAGAAAGAAAAATGGCTGAAAAGACATTAAAAGAGGTTCTTGAGAGCAGAGAATACGAAAATGCGTATGCTAATTACATTAAGAGCAAGACAAACGATGATAGCGAAGTAAGAGCTTTACTTACCGAGCTTGTTGAGGGTGGAGAAGTACCTGTTCCATCATATCTTGAATCAAAGATTAACACAGCTTGGGATAATGAAGAGCTTGTTGCAAGAGTAAACAAGACCTATGTAAAGGGCATAATTAGACAGGGTATCGAAATATCAGCTACCGATGCTGATTTCCATACTGAAGGTGCTAATGCTCCTACAGAGGAAACAATAACTATTGGTGTAATTACACTTACTCCAAAGACAATCAAGAAGTGGATAAGCATTTCCGATGAGGTTCTTGACCTCACAGGCAGAGAGTTCCTTGATTACATCTATGATGAAATCGAGTACAAACTTGCAAAGAAAGCATCCGAAGAAATCGTTGCTAAAATTGTTGCACTTCCACAGACACACGTTGCTAACGCCGATGGCGAATATACTTCAGCTATAGCACAGGCTTATACTTCAGCAATCGCTCCAAGCACAATCGTTATGGCACAGGCTTTCCTTTCCGATGAAGCTAGAACACCTGTTGTTATTGCTAACAAGCAGACAATCGCCGCATTTAAGAGCCTTACAACTACAGATGGTTATCTCTTTGCAAATCCATTTGATGGACTTACAGCAGTTGCTTCAAACGCACTTCCTGCATATAGCACAGCTTCAGCAGGTGCCGTTTATGCAATCGTAGGTGATATGTCAGCCGTAAGGATGAATATGCCAAACGGAATGGGAGTTCAGTTCAAGTATGATGACCTCTCACTTGCAGAGAAAGACCTCGTTAAGATTGTTGGTAGGATGCCGATAGCTGTTGAAGTTGTAGCTGATAACAGATTCGTTCTTATCAAGAAAGCTTAATAGGAGTACGATATGAAAATTAAACTTTTGCACGATGCAAGAGTGGAACATAAGGCAGGGGAAGTTGTTGAAGCTTCCCCCGAATATGCTTCTATCTTGATTGGAAATGGAATGGCTGAACCTGTTGCAGAAGAGAAGGAACAGCCAAAGAAGAAAACAACAAAGAAGTGATGGAGTGAATAATAATGGCAGACGAAACATTAACTATGCTCGATAGAGTAAAACTAGCATTGAGATTAAAAACGAGTGCTTTCGACGATGAGCTATCTTCACTAATTGAGAGTGCAAAACTAGATTTAAAAATAGCAGGGATATTTAATGTTTCCGAAGAGGATGCACAAATCCGAACTGCTATTATTACTTACTGCAAATTAAATTGGGGAACTCCGTATGAAGATAGTAATATGAGAAAATCGTATTACGCTAATCTTAAGGATGCGTATGACCAACAGAAGATGCAGTTAGGAATGGCTACAGGATATACGAAGTGGAGTGATAGCGATGTATTCACCGATTGAAGCAACACTTTTATGTTATGCAACAGAACAAAACGAGAATGGATATGATGCAGAAGTAGTCAAGAAAAAAACGGAAGTCTTTGTAACTTTAAAAAGCGTTTCATATAACGAGTTTTATAAAGCTTATGAAGTTGGTATTAAACCGAGATTAATAGCTGTTATGTACGCACAGGAATACGAAGAATCCTTTTATGAAAAGAAAGCACCTTCTCACATTGTGATAGATGATGTTCCTTACATAATTGTTAGAGAGTATCAAACTGATATAGACCATACAGAGCTAACTCTTGAAATGGATAACAGAAACGAGGTAAATGCAAATGATTAACAAAACATTGATAGATGCCTTGAGACCTATTTGCGAGAATATTTATCCCGATGTTTATACAGGAAAAGATACAGAATATATGGTATTTCAGTATGATATTAGACCCGATAATTTTGGGGACGATTTTCCTTTCCATCTAACATATGATGTAAGGGTGCATTATGTTGCACCTTTGAAGAAAGATGTTATTTCTAAAAGGATTGATATCATAAAAGCTATTTCTAATATTGACTATGCAACATATCCCGAAGAAACAAATGCATCCGATGAAGATGGTCAGCATTTTGTTTATGAATTTGAAATGATGGGAGAATCGTATTAATGGGGCTGTTGACTATAAACCTTTCGGGACTTGAATCTTTGATGAAAGATTTTAATATCAAGCTGTATACTTTGCCATCTTATGTGAAAAGAGACCTGCTTGACATTGCATCAAAAAGTGTTCTAAAAGAAGTTAAAAAGAAAGCACGAAGAGTACGAGGTGAATATTCATTGCCCGAATCTAATAGAGCAACGATAGCTAACGCTGCTTACATAGATTCTTCGCATATGAATGACTTTGACCCTTATGCTGAAATAAACTTTAAAGGCACGACAAACAAATATTACGAGCCTAGAAAAAGCCATCCGAGAAAGAGTAGAAATGGAACTTGGTTTACTAGCCATAAACACGGAATTACTACGAACGGCAGGAGAAGAGTAGCAGAAATAGCGTTCTTAAATGAATACGGAGTACCTAGAAATAAAGCACAATATGTAAGAGGATATTTGGCACAAGCAATGTATGATGGGATGCAGAATTGTGTTGGTGAGCTTGCCGATTATCTATCTGCATATATTGCTAAATCTCTAGTCGTATAAATTAATTATTAAGGAGAATAAAGTAGATGTCAAAAATAGGTTGTAAGCATATGGTATTCAAACCCGAAAATGCAGAAGCAGGAATTTGGCTTGCAGGACTTGTAGAAGCAAATCTTACGCTGACAAACGCTACAGGAGAACTCTACGCTGATAATATTCAGTGGGAACAGGATGAGCAGTTTGCTAGTGGTCAGCTTGCTACAGAAATTGCTGACCTTACTCTTGAAAAACAGGGAACACTTTTTGGTCACACTTACTCAAGTGAAAATGGTCTTGTTAAAAATTCTAATGACCTTGCACCTTATGGAAAGCTTGGATATGTAAGAACACTTTCAAGAAGAGGCGAGGGCAGAGTATATCAGGGTGTAATTTTTAATAGAGCAAAAGCTAGTGAGGGAAACGACAATGTTTCAACAAAAGGCTCTTCTATTGATTATCAGACAAACCCTGTAACATTTAATATTTCACCAGAGGATAGTGGTGCTTGGAATTCTACAAAAGAATTTACAACGGAAACCGACGCAATTACTTATGTCGATACGCAGTGTAGCTACACAGCACCAACTCCGTAACACATTAAAATTAAGGGATAGTCTTTATGGCTATCCCTTTTAAACATATAGAGGGACTATGAACAGATATTACGATATTGAATTTAGAGGAAAAAAAGCAAGACTATATTTTGATATGAATGTTTACCTCGATGTGGAAGAAACATATGACATAAGCATTAGCGAACTTTATAGTGGAACAGAGCGAGAAGTGTTCGACAGAAAATGCTATTTGTTTTCACTTCTATCTTACGAAGGAAAACGCATATTTAAAGATGAAGGATTTGAAGGTATATCTCTTACCGAGCTTGAAGGAGTTTTACCTTTTGAAATGTTAGATATAAATGAATATTTGGATGAAGCTTTTAAGAGGGGATTCTCAAGAGAGTTTGAACCTCAAGAAGTGGACGAAGGACTTGCAGAGCTAAAAAAAAAGAGCGGAACGGCAGGACAAAAAGATACGAAATCATCCGAACAGGAAAGCAACTAAATTATAGTATTGCAGAAATAATGGAGATGACCCCTTCGTTGTTCTTTGACATAGTTGAACAAGAAGCAGAAATATTAGAGAAGAAAAATAATAAACCGATAGATTTTAACATTAAAGGAGCATAAGTAATGGCTACGACCACAAGGACAGTTTCAATAAAATTGCAATTAGATGGATATAACGAATATAGGAATACCATCTCTGCACTTAATGCTCAAAATAGATTGTTGGATGCACAGCTAAAAGAAATCGACATTCAATATGGCAAAAATTCCACAAGTGTTACAGCTATGACCGAAAAGCAGAAGCTTTTAAAGGAACAGCTAGAAGTACAGGTAGCAAAATATAAAGAGACAAACGGGATGCTTCAGCAATCCGTTCAGCAAGAGCAATATTACAAAGATGCTATGGACAAAAAGGCACTTGCTCTTGGTGAAGCTAGAAAGAATCTTGAATTATATAATGCAGGAGCTTATAAAGGTAAGAAGACCGAAGAAGAGTTAAAGAAAGAGGTCTCCGAAACAACATTAGCTTATAATGCAGCTGCAAAGGAATATTCTACTTCCGCTAATGAAACTGCTAGATTAGTAAAAGAGAGAGCAGGGGAAGAGCAGGCAATCAAGGATATTCTTAAGCTTCTTAAAGACGAGGTTTCTCTTAAGGGTTCTTTGAGAGAGATAGGGAAGCAGATAAGTGATGATTGGAAAGATTTGGTAGAAGACGCTGACACTCTCAAGAATTCTTTAAGTGGTGTACAGACGGCTCTCACAGACAGCGTTAAGGCATCGACCAATTATGAAACTGCGTTTGCAGGAGTTAGGAAGACCGTTGACGAATCGAAAGTAGATTTAGATGAATTAAGTGATTCCATAAAGGAGATGTCTCTTAATTTACCTTTTACCACCACAGAAATAGCAAAGATAGCAGAAATAGCAGGTCAGTTGGGTGTAGACAATAGTGCTGAAGAAATAGCTCATTTCAGCGAGGTTGTTCTTGGTCTTGGTGCATCAACAAACTTAACAAGTGAGAACGCCGCTGAAATGTTAGCACAATTCAAGAATATCAATGATTTTACAAAAGGCGAAGGTCTTGAAGGCTATGACAAATTTGCTTCCACCCTCGTTGAGCTTGGTAATAATACGGCAACAACAGAAAAAGACATACTTGAGATGGCACAGAGATTTTCTTCGGCAGGTACTCTTGCAGGATTATCAGCACCACAAATATTAGGTATGTCAGCAGCTTTGTCTTCTGTTGGTATAAGGGCAGAAGCAGGTGGTACATCTCTTACAAAATTAACGCAGAAGATTCAAACCGAAGTAGAAACAAACGGAAAGAAATTAAAAGACTTTGCGAAAGTTGCAGGGGTATCTTCCGATGAGTTTGCAAAAGCTTGGGGAGAAGACCCTGTAAAAGCCATTCAAATGTTTTTGGGTGGTTTGCACGATACTTACGAAGAGGGAGATTCTATACTTCCACTTCTTGATGAACTTGGATTAAAAGAGGTTAGATTAAGAAACGCAGTAATGTCTCTTGCTTCGGGAGAAAAAGATTTAGCCTATTATGTTGATATGGCTAACAAGGCTTGGGGCGATAATACTGCGTTACAGACAGAAGTAAGTAAAAGATATAGCACTACCGAGAGTAAACAGAAAGAGCTTAACAATGCAATCGAAATAATGAAAATTGAGGTTGGCGATGCTCTTGTTCCTGTTTTGGCAGATGCTATGACACATCTTAAAGATATTATTACACCTATTACCGAATGGATAAAAGAAAACCCCGAACTTGTAAGAACTATTGCTGAAGTCGTTGGTGTACTAGTTGTAGCAACAACGGGAATAAATGCAATGCAGACAGCCATAAGTGCCGTATCATCAGCATTCAGTATTTTAACTAATCCATTAACACTTGTTATTGGTGGGTTAGGATTGTTGGTTTCAGCAGTAATAGAAGCAAGTGAAAAATCTAAAGTATTAGAAGGCGATATTAGTAGATTTGGAGAAGTTGCATCAAGCACTAAAGATGTAATAGGCGATTCGACAAGAGCCTATGCAGACCAACAAAAAGCAATAGAAGACACCATCAAAGAAGCAGATGAATATATTAGCGTATTACAGAATTGCGAACACGATGGCAAAATCACAAGAGATGAGCAGGAAAAGTATAACGATGCCATAGAACATCTTAAGGAATTATTCCCCGACCTTAACATTGAAATTGATAAGCACACAGGAATGATTAAAGGTGGAGTTTCTGCTTTAAAAGATGAGATAAAAGCTTGGAAAGAAAGAGCTTTAGCAGAAGCATCACAGGAAAAATTAGTAAAATTATACAAACAACAACTTGATGCACAAGAAGAACTTGCAAAAAATAATAAGCTTTGGAAAGACACCAAGAGAGATATCGAGGAAACCGAAAAGACATTAAAAGGTTATAAAGATAGGCAAAAAGAACTTGAGGATTTGATGAATGGAATGTCTTCGGATGACCAAATGTGGGGCATCTATATGCAAGAGTGGACAGACCTTGAGCTTAAAATTGGTGACACCGAAGATACTTTGCACGGATATATGCAAACACAAGCAGACCTTGAAGTTGCAATGAAAGGTGACAAGGATGCTATTGTTGAGACACAGACGGCAATAAATAATTGGAATAAAGCAATCGAAGGTGCAACTAAGGCTACCGATGATAATACTACTGCAAACAACGAAAACGCTAAATCATATGACCAAAGCGAAACTGCTACGAGAAATGGTCGAAAGACAATTAAGGCATATGTTGATGGACAGATAAAGTATTTTACTACAGACGAGTGGAAAGCATATCAAAGCACCATTAAATCCAACACGAACAAAGCAATGGATGACGCAGGGGCAGATGCTAAAAAGAAAGGAAAAGAAGTCACATCCGATTTTGCCGAGGGTATGAATAGCAACAGCTCTGCCATAAAGAACGCCTTTAAAGGTATTGTTTCTAATATGGATTTTAAGGTCACCGTGTCTCAAACAAGTGCATCAACGTTTGCCGCTAAAATAAAGCCTAAATTTGCAGAAGGTGGAATCGTTACTAGGGAGATGGATGCAATAGTAGGTGAAGCAGGAGCTGAAGCTATTATGCCTTTGGATAAGTTGCCCGAAATTATGAATAAAGCTATGGCACAAAACAATTATTCTATGGAACGATATGGAAACAATAGTAGGTCGGAGCTGTCTAATATAACTTATATGCTTTCAAGATATTTGCCAAAAATGAGCAATATGCAAGTGGTAATGGATGGCAATAGGCTTGTAGGAACTCTCGCTCCAAAGCTTGATAATTATTATGCAAACGAGCAATTTGCAAACGAAAGAGGTATGTAATGAGGGTACGAATAGAAACGGACGATAATGTTATTTATGATATGAAGACAGACTTTGGATGGCTCTGCGACTTTCCCGATGACATATCCATCCCTGCCGTAAGAACAAATTATATAGAAATCCCCGGACGAAACGGAGAGCTAGATTTAACGGAAATTGACGGAAATTTGTACTATGAAGACGTAGAGTTTACATTGCAACTTCAAAAAATATGTAGAACAAGCGAACAAATTTTCAATGCCGTTAGACAAATAGCAAATCTGTTTAGTGGTCAAAGAATAAAATTATTTCTAAACGAAGATACATATTATTACGATGCGAGAGTGGATGTAAGCAATTTTACGAGGGAAGGACTAAAGTTAGTATGTGTTATTAATGTTAAAGCCTTCCCTTTTAGATTACAAAATAATCCAACGATTGTCGAAACTCAACTTTCGTCTACAGAGCAAACACTAAATTTGCAGAACGGAACAATGCAAGTCGTTCCTACAATATCATCGACCGATGGTGCAACAATAACTTTCGGAAATGCTACATATTCTGTGTCAGCAGGTTCGGGATTAACGATACCAACTTTGGTGTTGCAACAGGGTAATAACGAAGTAAGAGTAAGTGGAACGGGAACATTAACTTTCACATATACAAAGGGAGAATTTTAATGGCATATAGAGTATATTACGGCGATTATCTTTTATATGACCCTGTAATGACAGACTACAAATTAATTAATCCTAATTGGAGTACAGAGCTTTCAAAGGTGAGTGGTTTCTATTTTACTATTCCTGTAAGTCATCCGAACTTTGAGTTTTTGGAATTGATGAAACCTTTGGTAAGAATATACAGAGATGGTGTTCTTAAATTCAAGGGAAGAATATATAAAATGACCAACGATTTTTACGGGAACAAAAGATGTGAATGTGAAGATTGTATGGCGTTTTTGAACGATAGTCTTATAGCTCCTTTTAACTTCAACGGCACAACGGGTGAGCTTTTTAGAGACATTATTACTTGGCACAATGAAAGAGTTTCACAAGAACAGCAGATTATTATCGGAAATGTTGTAGGAAATGATGAGCTTGAAGTGCGTAGATGGCAGGAATCATACAAGCCTTCGCTTGAATGTTTTAAAACAAAAATACTCGACCCTTTTGGTGGCTATCTAAAATTAAGATATGACGAAAACGAAAATCCTGTTGTGGACTTTCTTAAAGAAATAACAGAAGTATGTCAACAGCACGTTGTTTATGGGAAGAATCTAGCTGACCATATTATTGATGAAAATGCTAGAGGATTTGCAACAGCCGTTGTTCCGTTAGGTATACAACACATAGAACTAGACCCCGAATCACACGATGAAACAAGGGTAACAATAGAGGAAGTTAATGGTGGAAAAGATTATCTAATTAACGAAGATTTAGCTTCTGTATACGGAGTTATATATCAAAAAACCTCTTTAACAACGCATCCGTCCATAAGGCTACCCGAAACATTAATGGAGAGAGGATTGCAAGACTTACAAAGAGCAGTTATGTATAAGCGTTCTGTGGAAGTAACGATGGCAGACCTCGGCTTTATTGAAGATGTTAATTCCCCCGAAACAGGACAAAACATAATAATTGATTCTGCACCTCACGGGGGTTCTGTTTCTTATCTTTTAAGAAGGATGCAGGTTGACTTATCAAACCCTGCTATGACCATTATTACTCTTGGTGATGAAAAAGAATCCTTTTTAGCAAAGACACAGAGAGACATAGAGAGTGTTGGTGCGAGAGTAACAAATATCGAAAACACATACTTAACTGAAGCACAGAACATAGCACAGACGACTATTGAGAACAATACATCGATATTGCAAAGTGCTGAAGCTATTATACTTGAAGCCTTACAAAATTATGTTAAAACAACGGATTATGAAACGCAGATGGCACAGCTACATACTGCTCTCACTGTGGCTCAAGGCAATATTACTGCAACTAATACTTTAGTAACAGAAGTGCAGGGGGATAGTAATAGCAGATGGAATGAAATTACAACCTATATACGTTTTGATGAAAACGGATTAACTCTTGGTAAAAATGATTCATCCGACCCTTCGGCTTTACCGATAAAGTTAAGACTTGCAAATGATAAGTTGTACTTCTTTAGTGGTAGCGATGATACATCCGATGTTTCTACTGCATTGGCTTACTTCGATAGTAACGGACTTTCCGTTAAGAATGTTGTAGCAACAGAAACTTTGACTATTGGAGATTTCTATTGGCAACCCGAAGACAATGGCTCGCTTTCATTGGTATACAAGAATTAAGAGAGGAAAATTAGATGGCAAGAACAACACCTGTTAATAGTGGATATTCGATAATTAATGGTTCAGTTACAGGTAGTAACGGAAGCAAGATAGATACTTGGGTAGAGTGGAAAGTTATAAGCACAAGTGTTGCGAACAATACAAGCAATGTAAGAATGATACTCTATGCACAGGCAACAACGAGTGTATCAACTAACTATGATTCTACCGAAAACTATGGTTGGGTAGGATATGACAATGGCAATAAGAATTGGATGTCAAAGAGTGGTTATGACTTTAGGAATAAAGCCTTAATCACCTTTGGTGACCATACCTTTACCATATCCCACAATAGCGATGGTACAAAGACACTTACCATTCAAGGTGGTTGGAGTACAAACGGACATTCCTCGTACATTAAAGATGGTTCTGTTAGTGGACAGGTTACCTTACCAAGAATCGCAAGAGCATCCACCATAAGCAATGTAACTGCGAATTTAGGATCACAGGCTACCATAAGCATTACAAGACAGAGTAGTGATTTCACACATACACTTACTTACACCTTCGGTTCTGCGAGTGGAACTATTGCTACAAAGACTACGAGTACATCCGTATCGTGGACACCTGATGTGTCTTTAATTGCTCAATTTGGTGCCAATGATAAGACTAAAACAGGCACTATCACTTGTGAAACATTTAGTGGCAACACTTCTGTAGGAACAAGTACAAGCACATTAACACTTACCATACCTAATTCATCATTAGGGAATGTTAGTGGTACTTTTGGTTCTGCACTTACTCTTACTGCAACAAACGCTTGTGCAAGTGGTTTGACATACACCTTTGCTTACAACAACGGGTCTTCTTGGCAGAGCATTGCTTCTACATCAAGCAAGACACAATCTTGGACACCTGCAACGAGCTTGATAGGTAATATTAGCAATGCATCTGCAGGAACATTCAGCATAAGGGTAATTACTTATCGTGGTTCTACTGCAATCAATACTGCAACTGCAACTGCGACTATAAGCATACCGAAGAATACCTCACAGAGTATTAGTGGCACGATTGGTAGTGCAATATCTATACCGATAACGAAGGCACATAGTAATCTTACAACTACCATAACTTATAGCTTTGGTTCGGGTGGAACTTCAACTATAGTTTCAAAGACTACATCAACAAACTATTCGTGGACACCGCCTACAACTTTACTTACACATATACCTAATTCCACAAGTGGTACAGGTAGCATAACTATTACCACATACAACGGAACTGCTTCGTGTGGTTCTAACACCTATGCTTTAACCTTGTCTGCTGCATCCTCTGTTGTGCCTACATCATCCTTTAGCTTGACTATGGTAAACAACAATAGCACAGTAAACGGATGGGGTATTTACTTACAGGGGTATTCACAAGTACAGGCTACCTTAACAGGAAATGGTGTTAGTGGTTCTACCATTAAGAGTATGTCTATTAGTGGTACAGGCTTGTCTTCTTCAAGCTCACCTACAACTGCGAGTGCTACCTTAACAGGAACATCAAGTGTGCTTAACACAAGTGGTACTTTGACCTATAAGGGCAATGTAAGTGATAGCAGAAACAGGAATGCTACAGAGAAGACACAGAGCATCTCTGTAATCCCTTATAGTCAGCCAAGTGTTAATGGGGTATCTCTTGCAAGGAGTAATTCAAGTGGAACAATAGATACAAGTGGAACTTACCTTAAAGTGGCATTTACCCTTAATTATTCTTCCGCAAGTGGACATAATAGTGCATCCGTCAGCTTGAGATATAAAGAAGCAAGTGCATCCTCTTGGACTACCTATGGTGCAGTAACTAATGGTGCAAACCTTAACCTTAACCTTAATGTAAGTAAGAACTACCAAGCACAACTTCTTGTAAGCGATAGCCTTAATAGTAATATCACTTCTGCAACTATCACTATCCCTTCAGCAGAAAGAGTATTGAATGTCAACGGAAGTGGTAGTGGCTTGGCAATAGGCGGATTCTCTACCGATGCAGGGGAACTGCAAGTGTACTATCCTACGGACTTTGAAGGAGATACATTACCAACAATAAATGGTGGGATGTTCATCAAAGAAGCAGGTGGTTATAACTTATGGAATGCAACAAGATTGCCTGAAACTTGCGATTTAAATGATGTGGTTACGGCAGGAATTTACTATACAAACACAGGTGATGGTTTTACCATAAGCAATTTACCACCATTGTCTATATCATTAGGTGCATTTAACTTAAAAGTGGAAAGATGTATGAATCCTATGTCACCATCAGTTGATAACAATTGGAGAGGTGTCATACAGACATTCTACCACTATGATGGAACTATCTATAACAGATTTATGTGGAGAGGTTCAAGTGCAACAAGTTGGAGCTATGGAACTTGGAAGGTGTTAAACGAACATAGAGGTGCTTTTAACACTTCGTCTGCCTACATAACAGATGCTAACAATATGACAATAAGTGGTTCATATTGGGTTGGTTCTGCATATGTGTCTAATTTACCTGTTGGTAGTGGATGGTTTGGCACATTAACTACAACAAATCCGACAACAAATCTTTATAAGCAGACATTTACTGCATACAACAATGGTAGGACTTGGGTAAGGACATATGCTAATGGACAATGGTACGAATGGTTTGAGATTTGTGTAAATGCACAAGGTACATTAGCAAATACACTTGCAATTAACAATGCGAATCCTTCTCATACACAAAGCGTGACTTTTAGTTATGTTAGACAAGGCTTTACTGCAACAGTGTATGCATCATTCACATTCGATAATTTCACATCTTCCAACACATCCACTGCAGGTACATATTTCTTCAATGGTAGAAGTTTTGAAGCAGGACTGTTTGGGAAAAACGATGGAACTATCACTGCATATGGTAATTGTGTAATTGGGTGGGGCAATAGTTACACCATATCAAGGAAAGCAAACGAATCCATATTTATTGAAGGGTTAACTAATGCAAGTGCAAAGGGTCAAACTGCGATTGCACAGATACATTTAGCATACATTAAGCCATAAAGGGGGGATTATCTATGATTAAGAGTAAAAAAGTAACACAACATTTTAGTGACCTTTTCACAAGTGGTGCAATCTATGTTTGGGGTTTTAATTGTGAAACAATAAACGGAGAAACCATTAAGAAAGCGATTGCAAGTCACAAGGGCGATAAGAAGTACAACGAAGCCTATTACCTTGCCAAACTTAAAGAGGGCGAGGGCAGATTTGGTGCAGATTGTAGTGGTTCGTTCTACCCTGTAAGTGGCTACGACACTACCGCACAAGGGTACTACAACAAGTGTGTATCCAAAGGCAAGGTAGAGGACATACCGAGTGATAAACCTTGTATGGTTTTTATAAGGGAGAACCTGAAGATTGTGCATATCGGTTGGTATGATGGCAAGGGCAGGGTATACGAGATGAAGAATAGTAAGCAGAATTGCAGACACGATTTGTTGTCAGCAAGAAAATGGACTTACTATGGCATCCCCGAATTTGTGGACTATAGTGATTTAGATGAAAGTGAGGGCAAATGTATGATTGAGTTAGACACCTTGAAAAAGGGAGATAAGGGTGAACAGGTTAAGACCTTGCAGAGATTACTTAAGGCTTTAGGCTATTCTGTTGGCTTGAGAGGAGCAGATGGTGATTTTGGTAAAAACACAGAGAAAGCTCTTGTGAAGTATCAGAAAAAAGAGGGACTTACACAGGACGGAATTTGTGGACAGAAGACTTGGGAAAGTCTTTTAAAGTGATGATAAAGACTCCCCTTCGCTAAACCTCATTTGGTGCGTACCATAGGGGAGTTGTTTTTAAAGGAGATATACTATGACACAGATAATCAGTTTTTCAATCATTGTTTGGATTTTTATTGACCGAGTAAAAAGGCTGTGGGAACAGAGCAGGTTCTCAAGTTTAATTACTAGTTTAGTGGCTTTGGCTTCTGGATTACTCATAGCCTTTTACTATAGATTAGACCTTTGCGTTGCCCTAGAGCTAGTAGAGGAAACATCAATTATAGGCTACATCTTCACGGGCTTCGCTATAATGGGTGGCTCTTCCTGTATCAACGAGATACTTAAGAAGATACAGAATCCGTTTGATACAGAAGGAGAGTATATTGATGGAGAGTGAAATCATTGTTGCAGTTTTAGGTATGGCAGGCACGCTAATCGGAAGTTTTTTCGGTGTAGCTGCATCTGCTAGTAAAACAAATTTTAGGCTTGAACAATTAGAGAAAAAAGTTGAAGTACACAATCACCTTATAGAGCGTATGACTAAAGTTGAAGGTGAAGTGGTTGAGCTTCAGCACGATGTTCGTGACCTAAAAAATAAATAAGCTTGAAAGAGGACTATCACGCAACTTTAATCTCATATCTAATTTCCTTTCTTAATTTCTTATATTAACCATAACAATTTGAAACATCTAGCCGATAGTCCTCTTTTTTATAAATGCGAGTGCGAGATAAGTTATTCATATTTTTCCTCTATGCTGACCTTCCTAGAAATGGGAAGGTCTTTTTTTTGTACAAAAATAGCAGGTACGAAAACCTGTTATCCTTGTGGCTAATTTGTGTACTAAAATTGGCTATCATTTGATTATATGCCATTAAGATATATTACTAAAAATTAGCTTGTATAAATATATTGGTGCGGATGACAGGACTTGAACCTGTTATCCGTTCTAAAGATTTGCTTTTTCTTATAGCTTGTATATATATTATCTATATCTTTGGCTAATAAAAAGGCTAATTGGCTAATGAATTTTGTAGTATAATGACTAGTAGATAGGGTTACCATTTGTCGCTTTTGTAATAAATATATACGCCGATATCAACATTAACAAAAGCACCTTTAAGAAGCCGTGAGTGAGGGAGACACTTACGGCTTTTCCTTTACATCAATTTTTCTTGAATCATTTTACGATACATATCATATTGTTTTGACATCGTGTGCTGATAGTTTTGCCTTAAAAAGTTAGTAGTGCTATGACCTATTAATTTCATTGCATAGATATCGGGGATGCCTAGTGTTACCAAGATTGAAGCATAATAGTGCCTTAAGTCGTGAAATCTAAATTTTGGGATGTCTAATTCTTTGCAGAGATTGTTCCTTAAGGTGTCAAATCGATTACTAAATTGAACGATTGATATTTGAATAAGTGGAATGTTTTTATCCCTGTAATATTTAATTCTTTCCATCATATGAACGGGTATATCAATGTCTCTATATCCTGCATAACTCTTTGGGGTCTTTAATTCATAGGAAAGTTGCTCTGTTACTCCTAAAGCTTTAGTCACCTTCACTAAATTATTATTGAAATCAATATCGTTGTAAGTTAAAGCAAATATTTCACCTCGTCTCATTCCACAATAACAAGCAAATAGAATCGGCAATTCTAATGGTGTTCCTTTTGCTCTTGAAATTAGTTCTTTAACAACTTCTTCCGTAGGAATAAATAGGTTTGGCTTTTGTTTCATAGGCAGATTGACCTTAAAAGAATCGTGATTAGAATAAGCCTTGATAACAGAGTTAAATAGACCTAGCTTGTTACGGATTGTTTTAGGTGAATCAGTTAAGGACATTCGGTTTATTTCTTTCTGTACATCCTCTTTACTGATATCATTAATATCCTTATCCATAAGATACTCAAATGAATCTACTACATAGCTCTTATATAGTCTTATGGTAGCTTTAGATAATACATTCTCTCTAGATGATATGTACTTCTTATAAGCTATACGCAAAGAGAGAATATCAACGGGAAGATATGTTTCCTTTGTTTCTTTGATTAGCTCTTGGAGTTCTTTTTTCGTGGGAGCAGATAGTCTTTTCTGTACAGGCTTTCCGTTAGAATCGTAGCCGACAAATACCCTAGTGGAATACATACCACTAGCAAGACGAGTGATAGATGCCATCTTATATATCCTTCTTTCTTTATATCGTTTGTTTTGTTATAGATATTATATATATAATAGGTAGCTTTGTGAAGAACAGAACGAAAACCCGAACATTCTTTTGGATGTTTCGGGACATAAGGCGAACGATATTTCCGAAAAAGATTGTAATATAACTGGTTTTTTTTTTTATATGTGTTATTATAGATATCGTACAGAGGGACAAATTCCTCTACGAACAATATGAAAACACCTTGATAAATGATTCGGCTTTTATACTCAAAGCATACAACAAATCCGTTCCTCTGTACACCATTACTAATAAAGAAAGAAAGGAGAAGATATGAGAACCTACTTTGAGATAGGCGACAAGATGTACGACCCGTACAGGATAGCAGAAAACTGCATCTCTGTATTGCAAAGGGCATCCGTCAAAAGAGATGTTCCTGTATATAAGCTCTTCCAAGATGTGGAAGGTTGGTCTTATGACAGGTCTGCATACTACTTTAGACGAGACCCCGAAAAGATAACAATGGAGTTTCTATCTATGATTATAGATAACTTCGATTGTACTATGGATGACTTGCTCAACGGAGCAGAGAGGAAGTAACGATGTTAGAAAAGATATGCGAAGCGATTGTATTTATCTTACTGATGATAGCGATTATAGGATGGTACTTTGTACTTTGCACAGAAGGGAGCATTGGATGACACAGATAGACAGAATACAGAAGTACATTGAGGACTTTGGTAGCATTACCACCCTTGATGCGATGAAAGATTTAGGAATAATGCGTTTATCTGCAAGGATAAGCGAGATGAGGTCGGCAGGTATTGATGTAATCAGTACATATGAGACAGGCAAGAACAGATATGACGAGCCTACAAGATATGTAAGATACACAATAAAAAGGAGTGCCACCCCAAATGAATGAGGTGACACCGAAAACAAAACAAATGATACTACGAAAGAGTAGGTATCAAGGAGATTATACAACAATGAGAGTACATCGACAAGAAGATTTCGTAATCACTAAAGCTGATATAGATGATATACAGAAGAGAAGTGATGCAATGGAAAAGATTGATTTTGACAAGTGGATAGCCTTTGAGATGAGACTACAGATGGATGCGAGATTTTCAAAATCCTGTGTAGAGAGAAGAGACATTATCAATGCTCTAGAACACTTGCAATCAATCTACGAAGGCAAGGAAAAAATAAAGTATCGTCCTATAAACGAGATAGACGATGTTGTATCTGTGGCACATTGGGATGCAATCAATCTAAACTCACTCTGTGAAGAGCATAAGGCTCATTGGGATGATGTGATGTGTGCATATGATGTGTATGAGGTAATCTCCGAAACACAAAACTATTTAGACTTTAATACTTCTCACTATGGGAAGATTAAATAAAGAAAGGAAACAAAACAAATGGTAACTATTAGGAATTTAAGACCCGATGAAGTGGAAGTAAGAGTGGGTAGCTGTTTTCAAAACGGAGCTAACTTCTTACTCTACAAAGATTCAAGGTGTGATATGAACATCTTGGATGAGACATTCGGAATATTCGGATGGGAAAGAGAACATATTATCCTTGATGGTAAGGAATTTTGTAAGGTATCTATCTATGATGCATCAATGGATGCGTGGGTATCAAAGATGGATACAGGAACAGAATCGGCAGTTGAGAAAGAAAAAGGGCAAAGCAGCGATGCTTTTAAAAGAGCCTGTGTAAATATTGGCATTGGTAGAGAGCTTTATACATCTCCTAACATCTTTATCAATGTACCTACGGAGCAAAAGGGAAACGGATATACATTATCAAGACCTTATCCATCTTTTAAGGTAGTGACTATGGATATCGAAAATAAGAAGATAGTTAAGCTTGAGATAGCAAATAAGAGTACAGGGGAAATAGTGTATACCTATCCAAGAAAAACAGCAGAGAAGTCAAAACAGACCACTTACAAGCTACCTACTTGCGAAATGTGTGGCAATGCTATCGTTCCTATGGGTGGATTTACTACTGACAATATAATAAACATAACCAAGAAGAACACGGGTAAGCAATTATGTGTTGATTGCTACAGAAAGGTAAAAGGACAGAGCAATGGCTGATATCAAATGGATAAAAGTATCTACGGATATTTGGAACAACAAGAAAATAAAACAGATTGAAGCTCTCAAGAACGGAGATACATATATCGTGATATGGATGAAGCTCTTGACCCTTGCAGGAACAATCAATGACAACGGATATATCTATGTTACACAGAATATTCCATTTACAGACAAGGGATTAGCCGTAGAGCTAAATAAGCCTGTAAAGATAGTCAAAGAAGCTATAGAGCTATTTGAAGACTATGAGATGATTGATATTGAAGATGGATATATCGTACTTACAGGATGGGAAAAGTATCAAAACACCGAAGGTATGGACAGAATAAGAGAACAAAACAGAGAAAGGAAAAGAAGACAGAGAGAGCGGGAAAAGTCACGGGACGTCACGGAAGATGTCACGGGAAGTCACGCAACAGATATAGATATAGATAAAGAAATAGATATAAAGAGAGAGTGTAAGAGAGAAAACACACTCTCTCTACCACCTACCATAGACGACCTGTACGAGTTCTTACCTAGAGCTAAAGAGATATTACAGGAAAAGGGTATGGATTTATCTTTCTCTATCGAAGAGATAGAACCATTCTTTGCAAGAAACACTATGTACGGATGGAAAGGTATTACATCCGAGGAATCACTTGCGATGGCTATGTGGATATGGATGACAAGAGCCGATGACTATAGGCTAGAAAAGGAGATGGCTAAATGACGAAGAGAAACGGCAAAAGGGTAACGGCAATAATGACCCCTGTTAGTGAAGAAGAGTACGAGATATTCAACAAGGTGATAAAAGACTATCATCACGAATACTTCTCCCACTACATAAGACGATTGATTATAGACGAATACAACGCACTTGTAGAGAAAGGACTTATTGAGAAATGAATAGTGTAAACATCGCAGGAAACTTAACAAGAGATTTAGAGCTAAAGACTACAACAACAGGCAGAAGTGTATTGAATACAAATGTTGCAGTAAGGAGAACGGATGACCACACGGATTATATCGATGTGGAGATATGGGGAAAGACGGCAGAAGTAGTCAACAAGTATTGCCGTAAGGGAGACTTTGTTGCAATCAAAGGAACACTTAAGGTGGATAGCTATACAGACAACGAAGGTAGGAATCGTAAGAAGTTTGTAGTGGTAGCAGATACTTGTGATTTTGTTACAAGGAACAAAGTAGCGACACCTAGTGAAGAGCCGAGTGGAATAGTTGAGGATGAATTGAGTGACATATTTGCCACGGATGACGAATTACCATTTTGAGGTGACAAATGACACAAATAATCATATGGAGCGAGACAGCTTATAGAAACGGAATATGTTATAACTGCGAAACTAGGGTAAGGGATGCGGACGGCAATCCTCTCGGAGAGCTTAAGTATGATATGAGGACAGGATATCTGTTCTGTCCTCATTGCTTCAAGCCTGTAGGCAAAATAAAGAGAGACAAAAGGTCTGCTGAAGAGCTTAAGGATATGAAAATGAAGAAGAAAGGGGAGTGGGAGGAAGATTTATGATAGACAAAACGATTAGTGATTTCATTTTTAACATCGAGACACCCGAAAGAAATAGCAATGAAGCTATTATCGAGTATCAAAGGGCAACGATAGAGAAGTTAATTAAGGCAAACAGAGAATTAAGAGAACAAATACAAGAGTTAGAAGCGAGGTTAGGTAGCAATGGCTGAAAGAGGATATGTAAGATTTGGCAAAAGAGTGTTTTTGAATATATTTGAAGATGCAGAAAAGGATAGACTTTGCTCTATCCTTGAAGCTCGTAACATAGATTATGAGCTGATAAAAGAGCAATACGATAATGATTGGGTAACAAATACGATTGTTTACTCTTATACCTTCGGTTTTGATTGCAACGAGGATACGTTAGTTTCGATTTTAAGCGAGTTAAATGATGCAGACGATAATTTATCAAGCGACGATACAAATCAATCCTAAAACGAAGAAAAACAGCCAAAATATATACTTCAATCGTGCAAAGGGTAGACGATTTATCTCGCAGAACGAAAGTTATAAGGCTTATGAACGAGAATGTGCTGCTTTTTTGCACGATAAGGGTATAAAAATTGATTTTCCCATCAATTTACAGGCTGTGTACTATAGACAGGACAGACGAAGGGTAGATTTAGCGAATTTGCACGAAGCTTTGCTCGATATTCTCACAAAATACGAGATTTTAGCTGATGACAACGCAAAAATCGTTGTTTCGATGGACGGAAGCCGTGTTTTTTACGATAAAGAGCATCCGAGAACTGAGATTGTGATAACGAGGGCAGAAAATGACGATAAATGAGATAAAAAGATACCTAAACGGAGCAAGAAACATCAAAAAACAGATGGTAATACTTGAAATTGCCCTTGAAAACGTGGTGGAGAATGAAATCTCAATCACACCACAATATGGGAAAGAGTTTGTGGATAGTGGACGGATTAGTAATCCTGTTGAGGAAGAAGTGATGAAGCTTGATGAGATTAGGACAAGAATACGCACTAAAAAGATTGATTATTCTTCGATTCTATTTGATAGGGTAGAGTTAATCGATGAAGCTCTTAATATTTCAAGCCTTGACAATAGGATTTTAAAGGAGCGATACATTAACTCTTTAAGTTGGAACAACATCTCAAAAGGAATGTTCTATTCGGTTAAATACTTGATGAAGATACATTCAAGAGCAATAAAAAGAATCACAAGATTTGTCAATCAAAGTGATTATTGGAAAGGAAAAATAGGTGAAGAGTGATGAGACTTATTGATGCAGATGAATTTTTTAAAGACTTTTGCGAATTAGAGCCATATGAACATATATCACACGAGTACGACATCGATGCAGTTGAGGTAGTAAGGTGTAAAGATTGTAAATTCAATTATGCAAATCAAATTCCAAGTGATGATGCCTGCCAACGATGTGTGGAATTGCCTATATCAAAAGATTTTTTCTGTGCATATGGAGAAAAGATGGAAGGAGTATACGAATGAGGTTGATTGATGGTGACAGATTAGAAGATGTAATAGAAGACGAGTGCTTCAACTATATTAGCGATAGTGACTTCAATGTGGGTATTCAAAATGGATTACTCATTGCAAGAGATTTCGTACAGGAAGCACCAACAATAGATGCAGAGCTTGTTAGATATAGCAAATGGGATGCAGTCGATGAGGATGATTTTCACTACAGATGCTTTAGTTGTGGCTTTAATGCCTATGGAAACACTATGGAAGTGATGGATGGAACATTTAGATATTGTCCACATTGTGGGGCAAGAATGGAAGGAGTAGACGAATGAGACTTATAGATGCAGATGAATTTTTTAAAGACTTTGCCGAATTAGAGCCATATGAACATATATCACACGAGTATGACATAGATGCAGAACCTATTAAACACGGAAAATGGATTCGTATATTAGACACAAGATTCGGAGAAAAACTGAACGATATAATCGGATGTTCTGTATGTAATATCTACTTTTCGTCGATGGACATGATAAGGAGAAGTTATTGTCCAAATTGTGGTGCGAGGATGGATGCAGAATGAGAACGGGAAAAAATAAGTATGTGATTGTGACAAGAAATCTAATCACAGACGAGAAGTTTATATGCTATTCGGGAACGAACATTCAAGAAGTTAAGAAAACAATGCGAGTTTTTAGACAGATGGACAAAGAAGAGGGAAATGAAGGCTTATATACCTATCAAATAATGAGAGACGGGAGTTATGCTTATGGCAGGATGTAGATGGTATGATGACGGGATATGTCAGTTAAAATCAAAGGAAAATGCAATCGTGGAGTGCGAAACGACAGAACAATTATGTTATGAGCCATCCGAAATTCAACTGATTTACTTCTTGTGTGACAGACAAGCTTGTGAGCATTGCTCTTACGAAACTACAGGATGCGAACACACATCGGATATCTTTCACGCAGTAAATTTTAAAGAAATGAATGGTGATTTTTGGGAACAAACTGAAACCGAAAAAATTTGTGAATATACTGCCTTGAAATTGGCAGATATCAAGAGAAGAAAAGGTCTAAACGGAAAAACCTTTGATTGATTGGTTAATTACCTTGCTTTAAATTAAAAAATACTAAAGGCGAAATATCAGCAAGGTAAAATCCCCTTGAAGATTGCTCTCCAAGGGGATTCTTTTATATTGAAAGTGAATTAAGAAAATATAGTGTTACATTCTTATGAGAATATTGTTTTTAAACCATAGGTAAGCACCGAGTATGATTACAGCACCTATAATGAAGATTAAAAGGTAAGCGAGAAAATACTTACCATCGGTAAGGATGTTATGCCAAGAATTTAAGTGAGATTTTACTTTGCCATAATGAATTTTATTATAAGCATCGTAATAAGCCGTTCTTGCATCGCTTGTATGCTCTAATTCTTTTTGAGCTTGAAGAAAAGTCATAACATCGATATCATTTCTCATCTTTAACACCTTTAATCCTTTCTGCGTTGTGCCTGTCCATATCTGCTTGCATTAACTTCTTAAGATACCCTTGTTTGTTAGGTATTGATTCAATCCATTTAATCAACTCAACATCGTGAATGTTATGAAGCATTATCATAACCCTTCTGTAATTTGCCTTCTTGTATTCGGCATCGTATTCCAACTTTTTTTGACTTGCTTTAGGCATACATATCACATCCTTTCGTTTACTCAATATAACACATCTTGCGGTGTTTGTCAATACTACATTCGCTTCATAGCCGTTATTGTTAATTCTTTAAGCTCTTTCATCGTGATAGGATTAGATAAACTACAAACACGAATTATATCGTCATCTTGATATACTGACCATTGATTATGACCAAGACTATAATATTCATCTGCCCATATAACATCATCACCAACATCGTAAAACACTTCAAGGTAATAAGGGGAATAACTCCCCTTAAGACCTTTACTTAAACTCGCAACTTTCTTAATACCATTAAACCTTGTCATACTTGCTCCTTTTCAAACATAAATATGTCCATCAAGAACTCATACTTGTCTATCAATTCATCGGGAATGTCTGTAAAGTCATCTTCACCAAGACCACAGATAAAGAAGTCACCTACAATGATATCCATCGTTGTAGGAATACCTCTGTTCATTTCTAATCCCATCAGTTTTCCTTCTTCATTGCAAATAATTGCTACTTCATCTTCAAATGGGTAGGTGGCTTGAATATAGCCACCTACAACATTCTGCATACTCTCTAAACCATTATCGATTTCTTCGACCCTTGCAGCTTCGCCAACTCTACACATTAATACCTTCATTTGTTTTGTCTCCTTTCAGTCTATTAATCACATTCTGCTTCTTTCTCATATTGCATCCTATTAAACGATAGCATCGATTTTTCCTGTTCTTGTGTGAGAATTCCTTGCTTTTTCCAACCTTTAATATCAATCCAATTTTGGCTATATGCTCTTTCTGCTCCAAGAACCCTGTATGCTCTTAAAATCTCATCTTTGATTATGTTTACCATTGTTTTATCTCCTTTCAATCTATTAATCACAATCTGCTTCGTTCACATAAACTCCACCATCTTTATGTCCTTCAAGCTCAATCCACACCAATGGCTCATCTCTTACAACACTCATCCAGTTATAATCGTTCCCTTGTTTACCATCGAGAGAGAGAATAAACTCTCTTGTCTCGCTATCTAAATACTTAACCAATTCGGGATTCTTTTCAATCCTATCAATCATTTTCTTTGCTCTAAATGTCCTTAACATATTTGTCTCCTTACTTTAATGCTATTGTTTCTCTTTTGATTCCTGCTCTCAACGCTGACAAGGTAATTAGGTTATCTCTTGTCCAACACTTTAAGTTATTGCTCCATCTGTACGGATATACAGGACGAATATCCATCCCGTTACCAAACATATCTTTAATTCCGTTTGTTACATATCCGTTTGTATCAACATAGACCAAATAATTACCGACCTTATGCTCTGTTTCTGTCATTTTAAATCCTCCACGTTGTAATATATTTCATCATCCTCGTCTTCGCAAAGATAATAATTACCCATATCATCCATCGTGATTGTAACAACTGATTCGTTATCACTTAAAAACCAAGTGCCTTCGCCTTTGGCAAATGTCCAACCAACATCATCAACATCAATGTCTTTAAACTCGTCTGCTCCATACTTTGATACTAAATTTTCATCAATAAATAATCTTCTTTTCATCTTTCCACCTCTTAATAATCCTTTTCAAGTGCTATCGTTAGCACATCTTCGTAAGCTTCTTCATAACTTGTATCTCCAAATGCTTCCATAAGTGCTTCACTTATAACATCGACATCATATCCACTTACGTTTGTGATATAATCGACAATATCACCAAACAAATCCTTGGGTAACCTGTGGACATCAAAATCTTCTGCTTGAGCGTAATCTTCTCTGTTAAGCACAGACCATATCCAACTCCTGTTCTTTGCTTGTTCGTTCGTTACCATACTATTCACTCCTTTTCATTTAACTCGTTTAACTTTTCATTTAACTCGTTTAACTCATCGTAGTAATATCCCAAAGCGTTGCTAATCATTTCGCATCTGCTCAAATCTCCACGTTCATAGTAGTATTCGTGTAACGCTTGTGCTTCACGGATATTTTTTCTAATTTCTTGCTTTTGCTTCTCAATATCCAATCTTTCCATACTTTTCTCCCATCTGCTCAATGTATTCATAGCTTTCTTCTGTGTTCATCACTTGTTTTGTTCTCTTGTCTGCTCCTATCATCAGTAGGGTAGCAAGGGCAATTAAGATTGCCCCTGCAAGTATCATTTGTTTTGTTTTCATCTTCCTTCGCTCCTTAATCGATTGACATTATGTAGTCACAATATTCATCGTCCTCTTTTAAAACAGGGTCATATATCGTTATTCCGATAATGTTGTCATCCTCGTTCCTTAACATTGATTCATAAAGCTCTTGTCCTGTATAGATGTTTCCATCAAGCCAATACTTTTTATCTTTGTTATCTCTCAAGTAAGCCTTAATGAATGATATATCACTCATCGAGAAGCACTCTTTGTCGTGTTCGTGCCAATATTCAAAGAAGTAATCACCAATTTCGTCGCAACCATAAGTCTCTTCATCATCGAAGATATCATCAACCAACTCATCAAGGTCTATGTGGGAAGATACATCATCGAAAGAACTCAATCCGTATATTGTTTCTTGAAAGAAGTCACTACAGGTAGTAAAATCACCATCCGAAACGCTATCGATTACTTCAATCGGAGTTAATCCTTGTAGATATTCATTTAAATCACTCATTTCATATATTCTTTCATCAATGTAATTATTTCTATCGCAAAATTCGTTCCAAACATTTGCCAACTGCCAATTAGGGATATCATTCACTAAAATATCTCTAATGTCCTCTTTTTTTAGTATTTTTCTTGCCATAATTATTCATATCTCCTTTCGGCATTTTCCCAATCTTTCATCGTGAACCCGTTCTGTAACAAGAACTCTTTTATGTGTCTCTGTGTCGTCATACTATAGCCACTCCATAATCTTTCAAGCTTATGCTCTTTGTTGATTCTTGCGACTTCTGTTGTGTAGCTTATAAGTGTTGATTCTCCGTAATTATTAACTGAAACGTGAGCTTTGTTGTAAAAGCTCTTTCTTGAATCGTGAATTGGTAGCAATTCGTAAAGCATTATTCATCCCTCAACTTTCTTAATCTATTTAGCAAATCTGCTATGTCATCATCTTCATCTTCTGTTGTGCAATTATCTTCAAGGAAATCCTCAAAGTAATCTATTGAACTCTGCCCGTGATTATCGAAAACATCACAGATAATATCTTCAAGACTTCCAAATGGTCTTTCCCACGGGTCAAACCAATCATAAATATCTTCAACTAATCTTGCTTTTTCTAATGTCGTCATAATTTGCTCCTTTCACTTGAAAAGGGGATTATTCATCCCCTTCGGCTTCTTTTTCGTCTTCTGTCTTTGGAATTACGTTATACTCTTCGTCATCGATAACAATCTTGACTGATTGCTTATTTTCAAGAGCTTCGAGTATCTTATCGAGTACCTCGTCTTCGTTGATGCTATGATATTCATCGAGTAATTCTTGAATTTCTGTATTGCCATACGAATTGTTTCTCGTTTCGATATATTCCATTGCTTCGTAAATATCGAACCTATCTTGTGGGGAATCAAAGGTTTCAAGGTGATATCCATCATAAATGAAGTAACTATCACTTAAATCTACATCCGATTCTTCAAACAATTCGTGCAATTCGGACGGGGACAGGTCATCTAATTGGTCATCAAATTCTTCGATAGGGAAGGTGTCGGATGCGTATTCAAGCCCCATCGTTTCGACTAAACTTAAATACTCATCACTATCCATCTCATAAAGTGCGTTTTCTAACTTTTTCTCAAATTCTTCGTACAACATTTTTCTTACCTCTTTCTTTCGTTGTTGTTTTGTTTTGTGCCTTTATTCTAACACACCTTGCGGTGTATGTCAAGCCCTATTTTGTGCGGATACAAATTCTCTTGCGTCCTCTTCTGTTGCGTATGTCTGTATCGTAAACATTGAATTTCTTGTTATCATATCAGCGTATTTTTTCCAATTTCCGTGATGATTATCAAAAGGGAAGTATGCGTGTAATATCTCGTGTATTAATATTCCCACTCTGCTTACTCTATTGAATTTATCATCAAGTATATACTTTGATAATTTAATTTCACTATATCCTACAATTCCGGCAAATAGGTGCGTTTTGCAGCTCCCTAAACTCCGTGTCATTCTTCCCGATATCGTTACACTTGATATCTTTGGACGTTGTACTCCGACAAGGAACTCATTCACTATTGCAAGTGCCATTGTGAAGTCATCATAAATTCTGTTGTCAATATCCATACTTTCACCTCGTCACGCTTCTTCTTCGGCTTGTTTTTTCAAATACTCGTCTTCTTCTTCTTTTGCATTTTTCACAGCGTCCGCATAGCAATTTGTGAATTGGTCTATAGCGTTTGCTATTTCCGATACTTTCGCATAGTCTTTATCTTTTATTGCTCTTTCAACTCTTTTTTCAAGGGTCTCTATTAAAGCATTTATAAATACTTCGCTTGCACCCCATACAGAAACACTATATTGTTTCTTGTTTACCCAACTATCGTAACTTCCACCTACACTAATCGTCATTTTTAATTCCTCTTTTCTTTGATTTTAAGGCTTGAGTGCCTATTTCAAGGCTCTCGCAAGAGCCTTGCCTATAGATACTCAATTCCTTAATTTGCACTCTTTAATATTTTGGCGTTGTTATCGTCGTCATCGTGATATTCTGTAGTGCCGTACATCTGTCTCAAGTCGTCCATATTGTACTTATTCTTTGATTTCTTGACATATTCACCTTTGTGATAATACCAAGCCACCTTTTTACCACTGAACTTAAAGCCCATACCTTTAAGCGTTTCCTTGTACTCTTTGGTGTCGCCCGATACCCATATCCAAGAACCTATAACTTCAATCAAACATCCCTTAAACTTGATAAGTACGTTGATTATGTCCATATATTCACTTGCTTTTTCATCCGTCTCGTGAACGTATGTTTCACCTTCTTTGTTCATATGAACATTTTTCAGCGTTGCCCATAATCTCTCATACTCATTTTGCATTGCTTTAAACTCTTCAGCGTTTCCCGTAGGCATATCGGGGTGTAACTTTTTAGCTAAATCCCTATAAGCCTTTTTTAACTCTTCAGCCGTTCTAACGTTTCTAAAATAATTCATTGTGTTTTTCATAATTTTTTCTCACTTTCAATATTATTTTTTTCGCCTTTTAAATAAGGCTTGATGTAATATTCTCTCGCTTAAGACTATTACATTAAGCCTTATCGCTTGAGTATTTGTACAATTCAATTCACAACATTGTTACTCTTGTAATTCACCTATCACAGCCTATGTGCAATTTCACAATTTCCTTATAGCCGACCTTGCCCTTTACTTCGGCACGGGTACAATCCGTTCGCTTTTTATTCGTCAAATGCTTCATATTCAAGTCGCCCTGTATAGCCAGAACGGGTTGCTTCCGTTTTTGCGTATCTCTCGATAGGTTCGTTACGGGTTTTCGGTTCCTTCGGTATTCATCGGCTTAGCTCTCGCTTGTCAACTCGCCCGCTATGTGACTATGTACAGCCCCGATTCATCCTATCCGTCGCCTATACAAGTAGGCTTAAATATCAGTGTATTCTCTTGTCAATGTGCTACGCCTTGCGGTGTATGTCCTAAACCCTGCAAGGAATTTCACCTTGCTTTTCACCTTACGCCTTTATTGTACCACACCTTGCGGTGCTTGTCAAGGACTTTTTTCGGTTCTTGCTTCACAGCCTTGTGAGTGCTTCCTATCTCACCTTGTAG